ATGTACTCATTCTATATTTTCCGTTGACAATGCTTCAACATAAAGTTCACGCATCAATGTTTTAAGTTTATTCGGATCATTGATACTCAAACTTTGTGCATCAATGAATTTAGATAGAATTGACATAGTGTCTTCTGCTTGATTAACAATGTCTTCATCTTCTTCTGTCTCATTAAATTCTGTAAAGTCTTCGACAATCGTAACATCGACTGGACTTACTTTATATATTTCATCAACTAGTTTTTCAAATAAGTATGGGTCTTGTTTATTGACAACAACAACTTTCACATAAGCATTTGCATACTTAGAAAAATCCATCGCCTTCAAGTCTTCAATTTTTATACTGTTATCATCATAATGTACTTTATGAAACATCTTATTAGGATTGTTTACATATTCAACTTTCATACTATCAGTATCTAAGATAGCAAATTTCTTTTGATCTTGATAGTCTGACCAAAAGAGTTCGTATGGAGTTCCAACATACGTGATGCTATCATGTTCGGAGAACGTATGGTAATGTCCGCTGAACACTCTATTATAGTTGCTTAAGAACTTATAGTCAATCCCGTCATGGCTATCTACACCTCTGGACAATGGAAAGCCAGAAAGTTCAAAGTGACCCATGCACAATGAAGATGTGCTGTTCTTAATGAAGTCAAATGTTTCTGCTTCATTGCTTTTGCATATCCACGGTACCATATCGATTTTAATTCCATCGACTTCTAACGTGCCATGATTTTGCCATAAACGAACGTTATGATAGTCACGCAACAGCAAGTCTGGTGAATTAACTTCGAGACTTTCTTTCCAAAAGATATCGTGATTACCAATCAATGCATGAAGTGTGATGCCCGATTCAACGCATTTGTCAAAGAAGTATCTACGACTTTCCATTAGTGAATGAAAGTTGATGTACTTACGTCTATCAAATAAATCACCAAGCTGAATGATTGTTCTTACACCACGCTCTGCTAATTGTGGAAAGAATATTTCATCATAAAATTTTTCATAGTAAGCGTGAAACGCTTTCGAGTCATTTCTAACACCAAAGTGCGTATCACCTAATAGACATATTCTCATACTTTTATTGACCTATTGTACCTAAAGACTTATCAAGTATAACACAAATTGCAGTCAAATGCAAATCAAGAAGATGGACTGGTATTTGTGTCTGCACTATTGTTCTCCATAAATTCATCAAACACAGTATTGCCGGTAACCTTTTTCTTTCTAGGCTTTGCACTGGCAATCTTTTTATCTTTATTCACTTCGAATGCTTTGATAAAGTCACTAATGAATTCTTCACTATATGAATCATGCATCACGCCGTTTAGACTTGAAGAGACATATTCTTCGCCGTTGTTCTCAATGAGAGAGGTGATGATAAGATTGTCCATGCTCTTGTACTTGATGTACAAATGTTTTTTCTCTTTTTGAATTCTTCGCAAGAATGCATAGTAAATGATTTGGGTAAAGTATGCAAATGGATTTTTAGACTTCTCAGGATCAAAGTTATCAATGTACAGTAGACAGTTTTCGATACCATCAGATACCATATCTTCTTTGAATGTATAGTTTGCAAAGTTTGGCTTACGTGCCAAGTGCGTTGCAATCTTAAACAAGCATTCACCGATGTACTCTGGTACTCTTGGGCGTTCTGCATTTGTTGCTTCTGCCTCTTTAACAGCCGCACGAAAGACAACCATCTTTTCTAAAAAATGTTCATTGTTTACGTAGTGTTTTACTTTTGTTGGTTTTTCGGTAGTGGTAGTAATGCTCATGTTTCACCTCAATTGGTTGACAAACACTTGACAATGAGTTATCATTGCTGTGTGATGTTTGATAAAGACTTAATGTAATATATGATTGTTAGATGAAGTCATTGCTGATCTCAGTCTCTCAATCTCCTCTTTAATTTCAGACACTCTGCTGTCTGACTGAATTTCAATCTCACTATTCTCAATAGATTCAAATTCTTTATACGTTTCACCATATACTCTTACGATCTCAGATGTTGCTTCAGACACCGAAACAATACTCTGTTTAAATATTCTAGCAGGCAAATCAAAATCACTAAGTGGATCCCACTTCATCATAGATAAACTAAACATATGACTATCAGAAATCTTAGGAACAAGAACAACTTTCATAGGACGATGAACTTCAATGAAATTTCTACCTTCTTCAACAACATTTCCAATAATAGTATCACCGTTTACAAGTTTTAATAATTTGCAAAGCATTATTCTTCCTTTAAGTTTAAAGTGTAAATTTTATATTCAAACTTTTCATCATTATAGATTTTCATTCTTTCGATAAAATGTTCTAACGTAAAATTCTTTCTACTCTTGTGTGTCATGTCATCCGATATGTCATATAGAATAGCTTCTTTCTTGTTATCACCCAAACGCAATCCTCGACCAATAGACTGTAGTGTTCTAATCTTACTCTTGCTTGGTGAAGCAAAAATAACATTGTGTAAATTACGAATATTAATACCAGTAGAAAATGTTCCATATGATGCTACGATGACTGCATTTTCTTCATTCTCAGTAATTCTACGAACTTCTTCTCGCTCATCTACGCCAACCGCACCATGAATAAAGAATACAGGTCTATTTTCTTCTACTGCGTCTTTAATCATATTATACAATATTCTGCCATGTTTGTCAACAAATTGATAAAGTAAAAGAGTGTTACCTTCTAAACTCAGAGTCAAATTTCTAATGAATCTATTACGTGATGGCTTACCTATAATATAATTTATTTCATCTTGATATTTAAAATTCTTACCTAGCTTGCATGATTCTTCGTTATGCTTAAGCACTAACGCTTTAATTCTAAACTTCGCTAATCGTCCAGAGTCAATCAATTCTTTTGTTGTTGTTATCTGTTTGACTTTACCGAACAAACCTTCTAATACTAATCTATGTGTCTGTGTGCCATCTAGTGTACCTGTCAGACCAAATCTATACTTGCACTCTGTTAGTTTTGTTAGAATCGATATCAACGACTTTGCCTTAAACAAATGCGCTTCATCTCCAACAACTAATTCAAATTCTTCGAACCATTCTTTTGGCATCTTGTAAATTGACTGCCATGTAGATATGACAATGGGGCAATCAGTTTGTTTGCTTGCACCTGACATAATCTGGTGTATGTATTTATCACTCTCAAATCCATAGTCCTCAAAGTCTTTGTATAGCTGTGCGACAAGTGAGATAGTGGGAACAATGATAAGAGTCTTGCAATTTAAATATCTCGCAATGAGATATATGATGAGTGACTTACCTGATGCTGTGGGTGATACTAATAGATTTCTTCTGCTACGTACAGCATGAATGAATGCATCTATTTGATAGTCTCTAACTTCAAATGGTATGCCTAGAGTATCAATGAAGTCTTTTGCTTCTGCTACAGAAAATTCATCATACGTTTCTACTGATTCATCAAATTCAATTTCATACTCACGTTCTTTAGCAAACTTTTCTAAGTATGGAATCAAACCATAATAGATTTGTCTACTCTGTGAATTGAATAGTCGTATCTTTCCATCCCATATTTTATTTCTAAATGCGGGCATGAATTTGTAACCGGGAACGTAGAACGTGAAGTATTCATTTAACTCCATTGCATCGGAATTCTCACACTTGATGTGTGCGTAGACTTCATCTACTTTTGAGATATAGAGTTTATTGTACACCTTGCGTAAACTTCTTCCATTCTATAGCATTCTTAATCTGAAAATTGCGTTGGTTGACGTTCTTAAGGACTTCTTCCAGAAACGCTAACTTTTCTTTTTGATTGATTATGCGAACATTGTTGTGTATAATATCTTTATCAGAATCAAGGTACATATCAACTTCATTCTTCATCAGACGCTTAACGAATGGCTCCCAATTGAGTTCGTCAAGTTCTTCTTGTGAAAGTTTTCCATTGTAATACTCATACTTCTTCAAAGATAAATCTTTGCTTTGAAACTCAAGTGCTTTGAGTTTGCGTCTTTCGTCAAAATAAATTTTGAGATATTTACTGTGTAGTTCTGGTATCTTCAAAGATGCGATACCTAACTCTGTGGAGTCAACTGTAGCGTCTAGTCTCCACTCTTCCATCATTTGGTCTAAAGTCATAATAATTCCTCAAGTCAATATTCGTATTCATCATAATAACACATTTAAAGGTAAATGTCAAATGTTTGTTGCTTCGTAGTAAGTATAATTAAACGTTGCCGTAGAAGTAATGAAGTCTTGATTATCTACAGATGAAAACTGCATGTCTCCTAAGTCTGTAGGATATACTCCATAGAAATCAATTTTAAAATTTGGATTATTTGCGTTTGTCTTAATGAATAATGTTGCGTCAGAAGTTACGCTATCAATTAATTCATCTTTATCTTTTAGCCCGCCTCTTTTATCAAATCCTTTTGGATTGCCTAGTTTGAATATCCAATTATATAATTCGTACCATGACTGCATATCTTCATCAACTATGAATGTTAAAGCTAATGTGCCAAAGTTGATTTGATTTCCTGGCACACTTAATGCAGAAAATGGTGTGTTAACAGTAGTAGACTGTAAAGATATACTTGGTAGATTTACAGCTTGTACAAAATATGTGAAGTTGGGAATTCGTCTAAGAACAAAATCAAACTTGTTATTAGAAAGAAAACTTTTATTTACTGGTGTTGTCGTTAGGGTAGCCATATTATCTCCTCTTGTCTTCTATTTATGCAGACAAAAAAAGAGGGCCCTAAGGCCCTCTTTTGAATACCGATGTATCTCGGTTTAATCAATTACATCAAGTTAGTAATTGCAATTCTACGATAGTAGACGTTCTTGTTAGCGAATGCTAATGTACCATCAGCCGCTGATGTTGCAAATGGGTTTGCAACCATGCCGTAGCGAGTCTTGAATCCAATTTTTGGTTGGAAAGAATCTTGACCAACTGCACGAACCATTTGCAATGGAACGTATGGGCAGTAGAACAAACCAGCGTCAAAAGCAGAAGAGCCTTTGTAACCGATTGTTGCATAGTGTGTACCAGATGTTGCGGCGAAATATGGATCGATATAAACCTTGATACGACCGTTCAATACACCAGCGAATGTGTTACCTGTGTCATCAACTTGTAAGTTGTTAGATGCAAGTGCTGGAGTGTAATCTAATACACCAGCCATTTGCAATGCAGATGCTACGTCTGAAGAACAGATAAGCACGTTACCTTTACCTCTACGAGTTGCTTTAGCAATTGCGTTAGACTCACGCTCCAATTGGAACATCAAGCCCTTGAACTTCTCAACTGACCAACGACCGTTAGCATCAACGTCAAGGTTGAATGTACCAGCAGTTGTAACGTTTTCTTGTGCGCCAACTGTAGCAGTCAAGTTGATAGTACGAACAACTTCACGGTTAATTTCAGCTAAGATTTCTGTAGAAAGAATGTTAGCCAATTCTTGTTCAGCATCCAAACCATGAACTGCTTTCAAGTCTTGTGCAAGTTCCATTGTGTATTCTGCTTTCAAAGCACGGCTACGTGCAGTAACAGCAACTTTTTCAATAGAGAATGCCATCTCTTGGAATGCTTGACCAGCGCCATCACCTAATGCTTCAGCTTGTGCTGTTGTCAAACCTGTACCACGTGTGTACTCTGTACCACCAGACAAATCAGCAGGTGATGCACCTGTCTGTGATTGTGCTGTAGATGGGAATGCTGTGTTAGCTTCGTTGAACAAGGCTTCTGTGCCATCTTGTGTTTTGTAACGGCTACGCATCGCAAAGATCAAGCCTGTTGGACCTGTCATTGGCTGAACACCGCAAATGTCGTAAGCGATCAAGTTTGGTGCCGCACGGCGAACCAAGCTGATTAAAACTGGATCATAAATGTCGATTGAACCATCACCAGCTGTAGATGAAGATGCGCCCATATTGTTAGTAGGTGCGGCTTCAGAAAGCAACGATGTTTGGTTACGATAACCACCAGAACCTTGTGCGTCTTGACGGCAAGCAATTTCTTGGTTCTCAAGAAGTTGCGCTGTTACGGAACGCTTATGGGAATCCTTGATTGCGGCTAAGTCGCCATGGTCAAGAACTGGTGCCCATTTTTTTAAAAGATTTTCTACGCTCATGTTTTTCTCCTTTGAGTATTGTTTAATTTATTTATAAAAACTTATTTCTTGAGTGTTCTAGAAATATTTTGTACATAGTGGTTCATAACTGGAGTAAATGATTCTTCAATTGAAGTTGTATCATCGTCCAATGGAGCCGACTTTTTGACCGTTTCTTGTGTAGATCCATCAAAATATTTCTTTTTTGTTAAAAGAAGTTTTTCTTTGTAGTCTTGTTCTGAAACAAAATCAATTCCTTCTGCAAGAGATTTTAATTTTGCAAATTGAACTTCGCTAAGACCTTCTGAGACTTCGCTAACAATGTGTTCTTTTTTGAAGATATTGATTTGTGCATTCAAATTTGAAACTTCAGTAACTGCTTTGTCCAATTCAGACTCAAGTACTTCAACTTGTTCTGCGAATTGTTCAACAACATCTACTTTATCTTCTGGGATGTCAACATAGTGTTCTGTGAATAGGTTCTTTAAACCAATCATGAAATCTTCAACTAACTCAGCTTTGATACCTTTTTCAATAGCAAGTTTGTTCTCTTCCATCCACTCAGTAACGACATACTCAAGGTATTCGTCAACTTTTGTAACCAAATTTTCGTTGATAGATGCAACTTCTGCATCAAGTTTAGTTGCAT